AGAATTATAATATTCACAAAGGCCAACAGTAGTATTATTGTATTTTACATTGAGCACCACATCGTCTGAGAGTGGCAGAGTTTCTTCTAGAAGACAGCGAGATTTCAATGGACTTAGGGAGTATATAGCAATCATACCATTAAAATTATACTAGAAACATATAAATAATCAAGTATCTATGAATAATGACTCTAAACTAATCTTTGAAGCTTACAAGCAAAATATTCTTATCAATGAACTCGATATTGGCACAGATTGGGCAGGTGGCGGTGAGCCTGAAATTAGGAAGAAAATAGGTACAGCACCTGGTGGAGGTTATTTGATTGGTGCTATTGCGGATAGTCTCAACATTTCAAAAGAAGAAGCTGCAGATATGTTGACGGCGGCAATTTTTCCACGGCTTTTCAAGCAGAAACAGGCCGTGATTAACGGCAAAGAGGTTGGTTATGTCAACCCTTCAACAAATGAAGACCAATTCAGACAGCAAATCAAAGATGCAGTTAAATTGGCCCTGAATGATTTGAAGATTCGTAACCCTGAATTAAAGGTTCCCAGCAGTGATGCACTCAAAGGCTATACAGCCCGTGTGATCGCTAATCTTGGTGGGTTTTATAGAGATTATGCAGTGGGTGGCAAAGGTGTTGTTGCGCCTGTGAAGAGTGTTATTAAGGTCAAACAAGCTGTTAAGACAGCAGATGCGCCTGCTGCTCCTGCAGCTGCTTCAACGGAAGATACTTACGTGAGAGGTACTGCTAAATTTATTCCCGAATTTCAAAAAGTTTATGCAGAGATGCCTGATGAAATCAGTGTTGCAGCAGGCAAAGATTTATACTCTTCACCAGAGTTTGTGTCTGCAGTAAGAGATGCCATAATGCAAGCTTATGATGCACAAAAAGCTAGCGATAAAGAGTTTGTGGGTGACCTTGTTGATAGTTTAAAATTTAAAAACGCTTTTGTTAAATCGGATGCCGCTGCCAGCAAGGAAGGCGAAGGAACAGGTGAAATACCTACTGTTGATGGTGGTGAGGACCAAACCCCGGTAGATATTCTGAGAGATCTTGGCACATGGAACCGCGCTAGCGGGTTTGATGATTTCGATAAGTTTAGCTCGGTCTAATTAGGTAAAAAAAGGACTATTAAAGTCAAACAACGCTACTGAAGTTATGCCTTCAGGTGTTAACTGGTAGAGATGACCCTCTTCAAGCGGTTCACTATTCTTAAATTTTATACTACTAAATTCATTTGTTAAGACATTGGCAAAGAGTGTGCTGCCACATCTCGCTAAAAACATTGTTCTTCGATTTGAATCGTAAATCCATAATCCAAAAGTACCTTCAAGTTGACCTAAAGATGTTGTAATTGCAGCAATATTATTCTCTGTATTGCGCTCTTCTTCATGCAGTGCAAACATGTATGGGATGATGCTCGAATCTACAGGGTTGCTCCACGTCGGTTTATAATTTGATATAAGATCTGTAAAATTTGTTAACACACCATTATGTGCTACAGTAAAATTACCAGAAGTGAAGGGGTGTGATGTGTCTTTTGAATACTTTCTCTTTGCAGACGTAGGCGCTTGCGTATGACCTACATAAAATAAGACCTTCTCCCCCTCTTCATCAAACTTTTTATCAATAGTCTTTGCATCTACTGGTCCACTCCACCGGTGAACGATCATGTCTCCTTTTTGTGTGACAAAACAGAGTGTGGTGGCAAATGTTCCTCTCTCACGATTTAAATTGTAAAGCGTAAGGAACCGTTCTCGTTCTGTGGCACCAAATATACCGCACATTTATGTATTATAAGTGTCGTATTCTATTTTTCTACAGTTATATTTCTTCCAAATGTGTGATAAATCTTGTTTATATGGAAGCGGGTCAATATAACCAGCATTGGCAAACCCCTTGATCCTTAGCGCACTGCTTGGGGAATTAGAATCACAAAGGTCTTCCCCAGAGTAGCATGTATAGGTCTTGCTGAATTTAACTTTCAACCTCACACCCTCCTTAATAATATCTGCCTTATCCATCCCAATTAACGGTGCTTCAATAGTAATACGTGTCTCGCGATTCAAAGAAAGAATTGCATTAATTGCTGGTAAAAATTCTGGACTTGCGTCCCAATAGCCCGCAAGACTATCTACCTTCGTTGCACCATGATATACTGTCACTGCACCAACAGCTTCAGCATAAGAAGCAGCAATACTCAAAAACATCATGTTTCTATTTGGTACATAAGATTTCGGTTGAGCTTCACCAGCAATTTCACGAATGTCTGGAGTATCAATATTGTCATTGGTTAAGCTGCTTGTGGGTGCTAGGTCTCTAATGAAACTAACATCAACTGTTCGCGAGCGCCCCTGACAGCCTACCTCTCGAATTTGATCTAATGCACAACCTAATTCTCGATTATGTCTTTGCTGGTAATTAAATGTCAAGCAAAATACATTTTCAACCCCAACCTTCTCAATAGCCTTATGCAGAAGGACCACGCTATCCATTCCGCCTGACACAGGCACTACAATCTTATTTCGGCTCATGTGAAATCTCTGTAAGCTCCGGGGAGTATTGAGGGGGTACTACAATATTGCTACTACTATCCTTCAAATTTTCAAATTTAGCAGTGCGACTTCGAAGCTCGCTTGAAGAATATACATGCTGTCGCTTATGATAGTGTATTTCAATACCGTTATCCAAGCAATACTGCTTACCAGTAAAGTCTCTATCCTTATACTCTTCACTCAAGAATCGAATATGTATGGTCTGCGTTTTGATAAGCTGAAGCAAATCAAATTCTGTTTCATAAACTAGAATCTCATCCACATATTTGCAGGCTTGAAGCTGTATATACCGCTCATAAGCACTTTGAATTGGTTTATTCTTTATGCCCGGTCTGTCAATTGTGGGGTCAACCTGGAGAGCAGCTACGAGATAATCGCATAACTGTTTCTCCATCTTCAGCATTGTTACATGCCCAGCGTGTAACAAGTCAAAAGAGCTGCAATTAAACCCGATCTTAAGATTATTCGTCTTTAGCATTAGGCGCCTCACCGGTTGTATTGCCGTATTTGTAAGCAGCCTCAAGCTTTTTATCTAGAAGTGGGATCAGATCTTCATAGAACTTCTTATCTTTGGTGAAGTTCTTTGCATATCCGAGCTTCGTGCCATCTGGCTTAGTATATGTTGCGCCAGTTTGAATGATCAAACCGTGATTAACAGCCATTTCTAGTAGACCGCTATACTTGTCAAGACCAGACAGATAGTTTAAATGCATGCTAGCTTCGAGGAACGGAGGAACAAATCGATTTTTAACAGTCAAAGCTCTCAATGTTACCCCGCTATAGTTCTTAGCTTCAGGTAAAATCGAGTCATCCTCGTTACCATCATCCTGCTTCTCATTCTTCTTCGCTAACTGCACAATGACGCTGGCCATATATAGCGGGCCACTGCCACCACTCTGATTTTGTACCAGGGACGGGTATAGAGCAACTGGGTCACTATAGGTATGGTTAGTCATTAAGATAGTCACACCTGCACGACCAGCTTTATACGTCAAGAGACGTAACATGCTCTTTAGACCCTTAGCTCTTGTTCCCATATCAGCGGCGCCTTTGTCTTTCTCAGTATCAGATACTTCTTTACTACTGGCAAGATTACCCAAGCTATCCAAGCTAATAATGAATTTACCTTGCAGATTATGCTCAACAATACTATCAAGGAATGTACTGATCTGATTTCGTGCATTTTCTACTGTATACACTGGAACATATTTGGTTTTGTCAGGATCCAGACCTACACCGGCGGTAGTATTCTTATCGATGGCAAACTCTGTATCAAAAATAACAGGAGTAATGCCCTTCTTCTGGGCCATTCCTAAGATCTTGTTAACAAGCAGTGTCTTACCGGTTTGCGACGGACCTGCAAAGATGACGATGCGACCTTTCGGCACACCGCCATCTTTGAGTTTGCCTGAAATAATTGCATTCAGAGCATAACAGCCCGTATCATACCAAGTATCAACGTTACAGAGGGCGTTCTCTGAGAGAAACGTCGCCTCCGGATTTAAGGCATCAAGTGACTTAAACGCTTTTGATAAGATTTCGTCTTGTTTCATTAATCGTCAAACAACTTAATAACTGGAGCCTCTTTGCTCTTATTCTCGCTTGTGGCGGGAATCGCAGAGAAGATGCGATTGTATTGCTCAACAATCTTCGAATCCAAGGAAACATCGGAACTAACGATGTTATCTTTATTAAAGTTAAAGACAGCACCATCATTCCGCTTGGCAGTTTCAATAAACTCTCTAAAGAATAGAGGAATCAATTGAACTTGAAGTTGACCCTGCTGATTGGGTTGAACATGGAGTACAGCAGGATTCTTAGCTTTAAGAATCTTACCCTCCACAGCTACTTCCTCAGCGAGGATCGTTTGACCGACGTGATTTACAAACACTGTAATGTTACTCATATGGTTTATAATATAGGATATATTTTAGAAATCAACAAGTTTATTCGCTTAATAATGAAAAAAGATCGCACTGTACAGCTTCCCCAGGTTTCTTTGGAGACCAGTCAACTGCATCGTAAAAACGTTCAACAGCACTGTACATAATTTTCTCAAACATTAAGTCATGGTCTGGTTCGAACACTTTCTGAAACTCTTCTGGGTAGTAGTACTTGTAAGCGATTGCATTAATGCCAAACTTATTTGGCTGCTTCACATAAAAATATCTAATTTTATCTCCAGTGCCGATTTTTTCGTACTTCTTGTCAATACTAAAGGTATTCAGTAGCAGATTGTGCATATACGCTGCTTTAACATGTATAGGCATGGACTTAACTGTCTTGAACCCTTCACAGCGATGCGAATATTTCTCATATCCCTTGAGACCCATGACAAAAGATATGTCACTGATAGGCAAAGCTTTAAACAGCTCATACGTCTCAGCTACAACTTCGTTTGTCTTTTGCTGATCTTGTGTAAGAAGCATAGTTTCAACGATTTTCTTTGCTAGAGGCTTGAGTGGTGCAGGCATGGTCGTACGTGCGATCTCTACCCCTGTATATTTGAATTTATTTGTAGGTATGCCCTCTTCATCAAGAATGTGAATCACATATCTTTTCTTCTGCAAAAATACACCAACATCACAAATGGCTTCGCGCTTAAAAATAATTCTACTATCTTGACTGTTTAGTGCTTTATCACACCAAATTTTAATCTCCTTATTGAGATGTTGTTCGATATTTTCTACTTCTTTATAAAACTCAGGTGTAACCTTGCCCTTGCTGTCAAGTAACTTTAAATCGCAATGCTTAACTAATTTCTCTAGAGTGATATAGACTGAATCAGTATCATTATAAATGACAGGCGTATTATTATCGATGTCCTCCTGCGTCAGACCGGCCTTAGTCTTAATATATTCTTCTACTATTTTATTGCCTTGTTTGATTACGGCTTGACCTGTCAATGTAATGCTGCGAGCAAGATCATCATCACCAAGAGGAAACACTTTATTCCCTAGCGCACCATATACAGTATTAATAAAGATCTTGATTGTATGTTGCTTAATGTTTAGCACACTAATCTCATCCTTAACTTTTTGATAAGTAGGGTCAGCAGGTGTAATAGTTGCAAGATGTCGCTTGGCCTTGCTTAGATTCTTTCTTACCTGTACGCGATACTTGTAGTACTGGTCGACCATCTCCGGTATAATACCCTTGACTTTTTGACTGAAGAGTACTTTTGCCTTACTTAAGCTGAGTTTCTCTTGCTGAACAAGCTGTGCAAACTTACCTATGGGTAATGTGACAGTATTATTATTAATATCACGTATCGTTACCTCATCCTTAGTCTGTGATTCAATCACCCCCATCTTTGTTTCTGGAGAAAGGTTGAGAGTTATCATAACTGAAGGGTACAGACTGTTTGCATCAAAGCTTACGATTGAATTTTGAAACCCTCTCTTCGGCTCGCTTACAAACGCTCCTTCGTTCTGCTTCCCATCATCCTCACCACGAATAAACGTTGGGATTTTCTTGTTGCGATAACGCGCCCGTATAGCACATGCACCAATAATGACGCTCATGCTACCCATTGCAGCTTCCATGCTAGTTAAACCGGTATAACTTAGCATACGAAGTAGCTGAAAGTATTGAAGTTTTTCCTCAAGCTTAATCAAAAGTCGTACGTCATGCACGTTATAATCCACAAACTTATTCCAGTCTGTATCTGCAAGACCACTCAAATTCGTCCCACCGTAATCGATTTTCTTTTCTCCTAGCTCAATTTGCGCAATGCTATCTAATTTGTAATTTTCCCTTAACACCATGCAAAATCGCTTATAGATATCTAGATAATCAAGACAGGATATTCCATCAATATACCACCTCACTTGCTCTCGACCAAACTGACCACGAAGAGTGCGACTATGAACTCGTTTCATTGGACTCAATCGTGCAACAGTTTCATCATCAAACAAAACACGTATTCTATTAATCAGATACGGTAAGTCAAAGAGAATTGAATTCCATCCCAAGATAGCATCAGGGTAGTCGTTTTCAATATGTGAGATGAACCGATTCAATAGCTCTTTTTCCGTCTTACAGTGAAAAAATACATGATCTGGGGCAGCTTTACCATAAGGCTTCAGCCCCCAGGTAAAATATTTTTTTGCTAGGGTATCGTAAATTGTAATGATATTGATTACATGATTAGCTGTTTCAATATTAGGAAAATCATCCACAGAATATGTCTCAATATCAAGAAAGAACAACTTCATTGGAAATTGCGAGAACTCTGGTGTTTCATTAACTTCCCAGAAATTATCAATCAGAAATTGTTGCCCCGGAGAGAGATTTTCGAATATTCTGGTGGTACCAGATTCCTTGAGATATCTAGATTTTTCGAATTGATTCTTAAAGGTCTTCTTCTTGAGTTTGGTATTGAAAATACTAGTGGCATCGGAAGCACCATTGCTCTCTAGAAAGATATAAGGGTGAAAAGTCGAATCAATCGCTAGTCGGTTTCCATCTTTATCCCAGGTGAAGAGCCGAATTAGCTCTTGTCTGGGGTCATATGCTACATTTCGATAACCAATCATACGCAACTATTTTAATGGAATTTCACCTTTTAGCAATAAATTATATTATATGGATAAGATAATGCAATTTTTAGATTTGGTACAGCCTTGTCCAGGTGAATTTGCCAATTGTGATCAACTTCGTAGGGATTATGTTAGAGAGCATGAAGAGATGAAGAAAAGGGGTGGTTGCGGCCAATGTATGGAAAGAAATTTTAAAAATCAATGGATTATAAAGCTGCAAGGCCTGCTGCAGCAAGCTGGACAGTGAATTTTTCGTGCTTTTTTCTCAGTATACCTGTTGTTTGTAGCCTACTGCTGTTATGGTTTGTCAGTCCCTTGAAACTAACACTCGGCAAAATCTTCTTTAAGCAAAATTTTCTTAGCCTTGAGCAATTTGATGATTTTTTGTTTATAAAGACTCCTATTTTAGGCAAACTTTTATCATGCTGGATATGTTGCAGCTTCTGGTTGTCCTTAACTGTGGGTCTCTTTTCAGTTGTGTTGCTGGATCAACCTTTGTGGTATCCAATCCTAACATTTTTAACTTATCCAAGCTTGTGTTACTTGTTTAAAACTGCTATTAAGCACTAATCCCGTTAATTTTATTGAGTCTAACGCGCTGCGGGCTTCCATAAGGGTGATTGAATAATTCTTGATAACAACCTAAGTTCTCTGGATTCTCAAGCCATCTGCCGTTGGCTTCTTTCCGTGCTGCAGCGCTAATATTCATGTATCTGCCCTTCTTACTCAAAACATCCTTAATTACACTGATCATCTCATCACCTGTTTTGAATCTAAACTCTGCATCTTTGTATGTGCACAAATCTTGACAAGCTATGGGAAGCCCGAGACTATTGGCTTCAATCCATTTCAAATCAGACTTGCTCTTATTAAAGGTATTATCTTGCAGAGGTGCAACAACCATGTTTATGCGAAGATTCTTTAACTTTTCACCATAATTGTAGAGATTGACCCAAGGATGAAACTCTACCAAGCCACGATCAATCAACGGCTTGATGGGCAGCGGGAATGCACCCAAGAAGACCCATTGGAACTGCTGGTGGGTATCATAGATTGCTTTGACAACATGTGCAAAGTCATCATTTTGATTGACACGGTTCTCAACGTCGAAATGT